GTTGCTGTTGTTGCTGTTGTTGCTGTTGTTGCTGGTGGTGGTGTGCCGCGTCTGCTGGTCCTACTACTGGTACTGGTGCTGGTGATGGTGCTGGTTCTGCGTCTGATGGTAGTTGCGACCTATCACGAACACCTTTGAGGCCACGTGTTCTTAGTTGCGCCAATCTTTTCCTTGTTCTTGGGTTAGGGATTTTGGGAACCGTTCCTGGTCTTCTTCCCGTGTAAGTAATTTGTTCCCTATTAGTAAACATTTTGGATAATTCTTTTTGATTCTTTATTGGTGCAATTTTAATATTTCTTAATGATAAATATTTATTTGTGATTTCGTGCGATTTATTATTAACGTACTGGTATGCATGTACTCTATTACGATCTACCCTGTTAACCATCCATGGTTTATTGGACGAGTTTTTATTATAAACAACCGTACCTTGTGTTACTGCTGGTGTTCCTGCTACATCTCCAACTCCAGTTCCAGCTGTTGATGCTGCTACTTGTGCATGTGTTCTATGTGGTACTACCCGATGTGATGGTAATTTAGATTTACTCACCGTGCCTGGTATATGTCCTCGAATTTCTCTTTTCCAACGACTATTGTGTGCGCGTGTATTCTTCCGAGGAGGATCCAGTTCCAATGGTGCTTCTGATGCTATTGGTGGTGTTGCTGGTGCTGGTAGTGGTATTTGATTTTTTACTACTGTTGCTGTTGATGCTGCTGGAACTGGGTCTGGTCCTGATGTTGATGCTAGTGGTGTATTTGGTTTGTATACTAGAGCATCACTATTGAACCTAATTCTGGCTCTAGAGTTCTTCATATTACTACCAGTTCTCTTCGTGTTACCAGTATCTAACTCTGTTTTTTTAAAGTTATTTAAATTTTTCATCGCTTTGTTTAGCGCATATTTTGCGTTACTTATTTGAGTTGCACTTCTTGCATTTTCGAAGGCCTGCCTCTCCTGTATTACAATTCTCATGAGATTGTCTTGATTCAAATTGAACTGACGTGCCTTATATGCACTTTCTTCTTGTTTATACAATTCTTGATTACTAGGTCCACTATCATTTTCGGGTGCTTCTGCTCCTCCTTCTTCTTCTTCTCTTGCCCCTGTTCCAGCACCTGCTTCTGGTTGTCCTGGTGCTGGTTCTGGTTGTGCTGGTGCTGGTGTCATTTCTTTTTCGTCTTTTTGTTGAAATCTTCTTAATATTTCGTCGGCATTTTGTATTGTTGGATGTTTGTGATTCACAGGACTTTTATATTTTTCTTTAAATGATCTTATTTTTAGTACTAATTTGCCTTTAACCTTTCTTGAATCGATGGGTTTTTTTAAAATCTTTTTTAGTCTTCTAAAAACGTGTTTACTACGATTGTTATTATTGTTATTATTCTTCAATTGCTTTGCTAGATCCTCTATAATTTTCAGATCCTTTTTTTTCCGTGCATTTATCTCGTTTGATGTCTTATTTTCTGCACTGGCGACTCTCCTTAAGTGTGCTACTTGTGCATTTTCTTCTAGTTGTATTTGTTCCGCGTATGAGAGTGGTTTGTCCGGGTCTACATTTTGGTCTCGTGGATTTGTCATAATTCCATTAGGCATAATTACTTTATACATCTAAAATATTTTTACATTTTATCTTACTATATTTACATAATAAATTGTTATTATATCATAGTTATTACTTTTAAAAATTTCATCTTTTTATAGTACTTTTACACAATTGGTATCACATAATTTATATGACATATTACTATAAACAAATTAAAAAATTGATTTAAATATAATTTGTAATTAATATACTATAATGTCAAAAGTAATTTTCAGATCTCAAATGAACCCCGTCTACACCGACTTGGAATTTCAAGTCATTGATTGGACTGCATGTGATGCCCCAGATACAGAAGAAGACACCGATTCTAATTCTGACCAAGAAGAAAAACTCCTTAATCAACGTTATAAAACCTGGAAATACACCATCAAAGCATATGGTGTTGACATTAACGGACACTCGGTTAGTGTTAAAATCAAGAATTTCAAACCATATTTCTTCGTTAAAGTCCCCGATACATGGAAAAAAGGTCATGTATCCATTTTTGAAAAAGAAATTCGTAATCAAGTTGGACAGAATTCATTCCAGCGAAAAAAACACAATGCCAGTCTTTATAAATGCGAGTTAGTCAAACGGAAAGATTTCTATTATTTCACGAATAATAAGAATTTCAAATTTGTAAAACTCATATTCCATAATAAATCGGCATTCTATGAATATCAAAAAGTCTTTAAAAAAAAATTAACTCTAACAGATCTTAATACTAAAATCGATTTCAGTAAAAAAATCTATGAATCTAGCATTGACCCTTTACTGCGTTTTTTCCACGAAATGGACATTAAACCATGTAGTTGGGTAAGAATTGCCAAAATAAATTGTGACAAAAATATGCCCCCTCAAACAAGATGTAATATTGACATCACATGTGAGCATACTGAAATCATACCAATTGAAAAAACAAGTATTGCACCTCTATTGGTGGCATCATTTGATATTGAATGTACAAGTTGTGACGGTTCATTTCCTAGCGCCGCTAGAGAATCCGACCAAATTATTCAAATCGGTACAACATTTCACAAGTATGGTAGTAAAGATTGTCACATAAGACATATTATTACTCTAAAAGATTGTGCTAAAATCGACGAAGATGAAAATATAATCCAAGAATCATATCAAACAGAAAAAGAAGTCCTAATTGCATGGGCAAAACTAATTTCCATATCAGACCCTGATATCATTACTGGTTATAATATATGGGGTTTTGATTTTAGTTATATCTACGATAGGGCAATGTGTATTTTCAAAAAGGGGAAGGGTGATTATTCGGCAACACTCCTCGAAATATTATCACGGAATCTAGAGAAACCAGCAAAATTCATTGAAAAGAAACTGAGTTCAGCAGCACTTGGTGATAATTTCCTAAAATACATTCAAATGGAAGGTGTTGTTCAAATTGACCTCCTTAAATTAGTCCAAAAAGACTATAACCTAGATAGTTATAAGTTAGATGCAGTCGCAAATAAATTCATGGGATTGAACAAGGTTGACCTATCACCTAAACAACTATTCGCCAATTATAAAGAAGGAACGCCAGATAAAATCCGTGAAATCGCAGTTTACTGTATTAAGGATTGTGAACTAGTGAATCACCTCGTTATGAAACTTGAAGTAGTAGCAAATAATCTTGGAATGGGTAATGTTTGTCTCATTCCATTCTCATATCTATTTCTAAGAGGACAGGGTATCAAGATTTTCAGTCTGGTTGCCCAGAAATGTCGTAGTGAAAATTTCCTAGTGATTGATCTAGATAAAGATAATGTTGACACTGCTTCATATGAGGGTGCTATTGTATTCCCTCCTAAACCGGGTGTATACTTCGAACCAATCGCGGTAATGGATTATGCGGCACTTTATCCATCGTCAATGATTTCAGAGAATATTTCACACGATTCACTGGTTGGATATAAAGAATATGATTTAGAAGGCAATCTACTAGGTGATATTTGTAATAAAGAGTTTGATAATCTAGAAGATTACAATTATAATGATATACAATATGATGTATTCAAACTAGTAGGAAAAGAAGGTAAAGAAGAGAAGCAGAAAACCGGTTATAAAGTATGTCGTTTTGCTGAAAAGAAATCCGGTGAAAAAGCGGTTCTTCCACGGATTCTCACACATCTTCTAAAAGCACGTAAGGACACGCGGAAGAAAATGAAATACAAACAAATTACCCTTAAATCCGGTGAACAAGTAAGCGGTCTATTATCTGAAACTGCAACGGAATACGAACTATTCGACATTGAAAAGAATATAACATTAAAAGTGGATAAATCAACAGTAGAAGATAGTCAAACCGCGATTAAAGACCGTTATAATGAATTTGAACAGGCAATCCTTGATGGTTTACAGTTGGCGTATAAAGTAACATGTAATAGTCTATATGGTCAAGTTGGTGCTTCAACTTCTAGTATTTGCTTGAAAGAATTGGCGGCAAGTACAACTGCTACTGGGCGGAAAATGGTGGAAATAGCACGAGATGTTACAATCGACAATTTCAAGGGTAGTAAATTAGTATATGGTGATACAGATTCCATCTTCGTTGATTTCACAGGATATATTAAGAAAAAGTATGGAAATGACCTAACAGATAAAGAAATGTTACAAAAGACAATTGATGTAGGAAAAGAGGCGGGATTATGCGTGACAAGTAAATTGAAGAAACCACAAGACCTGGAATATGAGAAAGTCTTCTGGCCATTCTGTATTTTCTCGAAGAAGCGTTATTTCGGGAATAAATATGAACACGATGTTACTAGTTATAAACAGACTAGTATGGGTATTGTTCTTAAACGACGTGACAATGCCCCGATTGTCAAGGATATTTATAGTGGTGTTATTGATATTATCTTGAATAAAAAGAATATTACCGCAGCAATTCAGTATTTCAAAGACGAGATTAAGAAGTTAATGGACGGTGATGTTGATATTACGAAACTAGTAATTTCCAAGACAATCCGTTCTGAATATGCGAATCCTAATCAAATCGCACATAAAGTGTTGGCAAACAGAATGGGTGAACGTGACCCTGGTAATAAACCGTGTTCAAATGATCGTATACCGTATTGTTTTATCGACGAATCTAGTTTGAAATGTAAACTATGCGATAAGAAAGTTAACCCGAAACAATGTAAATGCGTGGATTGTATGAATTTGTATTGTTCTAGTCATCTCCATAATCATCGAAAGGACTGTCACATCAAATGCCGATTTTGTAAAATACCAGTAACAGATTGTGATATTAAAAAATGTATGACATGTAAAGGTCGTTATTGTGACGGGTGTTTTAAGAAACATAGAATTAAGAAGGATAAATTTGGACGCGAATCAAATGATAAATGTAAAAAACCAATAACAACGAAAATCCTACAAGGTGATATTCTTGAAACACCGGATTATATTAAACAACATAATATCAAAATCGATTATAGATATTATTTGGACCATCAAATTGAAAAACCAGTAATGCAAATTTTCGAACTTGTAGTTCCAAATCCAAAGAGCATAATGGAAGATCTTATAAGAAAAGATACGAATAAGAAGAAAGGAACACAAGAAATCACAAAATGGTTTATTTCCCGTTAGATGAACTGTTATTATTACCTTTATTGTTAGAACCTTTATTGTTAGAACCTTTATTGTTAGAACCTTTATTGTTAGAACCTTTATTGTTAGAACCTTTATTACTATTACCTTTATTACTATTACCTTTATTACTATTACCTTTATTACTATTACCTTTATTACTATTACCTTTATTACTATTACCTTTATTGACACTAGTTGCTGTATTATTTACGGTTACCTTATTGGATTGATGTTTTATGTTTTTACCAACACTGTTTTTCTTAAATAGTGTTTTAGATATTAACGTTGGTTTTACATCTGAAAAAAGTGTTTTAATTATCTTACTTGAACCATTTTTCATTGTAATAGAACGCGGTTTGAGTGCCTTAACACCATATCCTTTATACACACGAATGAATTTTTTAAGACCTTTTTTAGTACGTTTATCGTCAGTTGGTTTGCCACTGGCATCAACTGGTACTCTTTCAATTACTTCAAATGTAACTGGTGTAGTGATATCAGTCCCAGATTCTAAATGGCGACTTGTCAATATAGCACGTAATAATCTTTTAACTGCGTCTACTGGGGTCTGAGACGGTTTAATAGTAGCACTACCAAATTTGTCACTCACTTCTTTTTTACCATTGAAATTTCTATATTTAATCATTGGGTGTGCCAATGAATACGACTTAAAACAAACATCTTTGTATATATCATCAGTTTTTTTAATTCCTCCAAACATATTTATACATTATATATAGATATTAAATTAAAGTTTAATAAATTAAAGTTATCTATATATTTTTTTATCAGCACATAATTGCCAATAATTTGTAGGTGTAGAATATCCATTATATTTAATTTTTATAATCCGTCGATTATTATATGTTATACATGAGCGCCTGTTAATAGAATATAATAATAATTTATATGGCATATTATTTATTATGTTATTACCCTCGTCAAAAGTAGACATTAATGGTCTACCTAAACGTTTGTTAAATGATAATGCCAGACATCGAGGTCCAGTATATGATAAAGCGTCAATTAAATTATCACCGCTATTAAAATATATACGATGTGAAACATTATAAACAATTTGATTAATAACATCATTTAATATTGGATTTCCTGGATAACACGCCATAAACGCATTGAATATTGTAGTAAGTGGGCGGTCTTTTACTAATACAAATGTATCACTTTCTGATATAGTATCATTTATTGAAACTAGACAAATATTATCTATATCAGAATAAACACCACCTTTTTTATATAAATAACAATATCTAAATAAATCTGCTTTAAATGCCCCTGGTATTAATTTATTAAATGCATTTAATACCATCGGATGAAAATGTTCTTTTATAAAGTCGGCACATTCAGTATCATCGAAGAATTTATATTGAAATGTTGGGTTTAATAATGTCCAAGAACGAGTTGCGTTATATACACTAATATTAACATTTCTAGTATTATAAGTTTGAACAATGGTTCTAGGAATTTTATATTTTGTTTGTACTAAATTATTTGGTGATTTTATTAAATCAAACGAAGTTTCTATTTCAAGAGTGTGTATATCGGGATGTACATTTCGAATATATAGGTTATTCTTTTTATCATTATTCTGGTTATAATATTTAATATAAATAGGTTCTTTAATTATTTCATTCGTTGTAATATGTCTAATAGTTATGTTTAATGTATCTTTTACATCAACGTCGATCTTATATATCATTATATGTTTATAATTCTTAAAAAAGACTTTAAGATCATCTTTATTTGGTGTTTTAATGTCGATTGTTCCATTTTGTACTAATATAGAACCACTGTTTTTAATATAATCAAATACATATACTCTGTGTACTTGTAGATAATTAGTATTCATTATTTGTAGTTCAAATTTGTTTTTAGAAATATATATACATTTATGTATAATAAAATCATTATGATATTTATTAATACATAGAATATTATCAACTTCAAATGTTTCGTTTAGTATAGTTTTCATATTATATAAATGAATATAATAAAAATTGTAATAAAATTTATTGTAATAAATTTATTGTAATAAAATTTATTGTAATAAAAGTAAAACGAATAATGAAAATAATTATATTGTACATATGAATAGATTCAATCAACAACATATTATTCAATAGGAATACGTCATTAACTCATATTCAAATATCCTGTCTAATTCAAGCCCGGAGTAATCATTTATAATCAATTGTCCTTGTTGTTCTTGTTGTTCTTGTTTAATACACTCTATTATTTTTTTAATATAGATTAGTTCACTCTTATAATTATATATATTCGAGTTGAACGAATATACATTTATATTATTACTTTTCCAGTGGTTAGACTTGTTATCATAAATATATTCATCGTTTTTTGTAAAACTATATTTACTATTTTGTATAATATAAGGTGGTTCCTCTAATCTTTCATCAATCAAAAACATGTTATATTCCTGATACTCGTTTTTATCAATTATATCAACTATAAAAGTTGGTAATTGATGATTGTCATAACTAGGAATAATACTATAATATTTACTATCTAAATTACTTGCTGAACCAATTGATACAAAATTAAATACGCTTGAATCATATATACTGGAGCGAACTATATTATATATACATTTAAAAATATCTATATTGTTTGTTAATGCGGTGGTAGTTAATGCGGTGTTGTTATGATATTCAACTAGTTCATCTATATCATTACTTATTGTATTTATAAAATACTTTTTATATGCGAATAAACAAATGGATGATTTATTAGACATCCTGATATAAATAATATATTTATATATATTAAAATAATATGCCCCACCCTTATAATGAATTAAAAATATTTGCATTTACTTTAAACACGAATGACATTAAACTATGCAATAAAACTAAACGTGCTGAATGTGCAGATGCTATTAAATCATCCAGTAAATGTTCGTATTGTAAAAAACATAATTGTCACATCCCTGCATTTTTCGAGTATCTAGTTCAATATGTTAAAGCACATAAATATGATATAGTATTTATTGCAACTCAGAATGATTCTTTTAAAGATGATAATAACTTACACAATCAATATTTAAAAGAATACTTCAGTGTGTTCGGAAGGATAATAGATCATAAACAAACAACTGGTCGATTTCAAAAGAATATAATAACAAAAACAACACAATCATATAAGTTGTTAAAAAGCGGGTTATCAACTAGTATATTCTTTTCAAATGATTATCTAAAACATTTAGGAGTAACAAGGGGAAAAAACATTATGACTATTAAAACAGACTATATACCTTGTAATAAATTATTATATAGAACAAAGGGGGGTTTATATACAACTGTTCAGTTTTCAGATACAAACACAATATCATTTGTAAATATAAATTTAAGAAAAACGGGTATAAAAACAAAGACGCGAAATTCGTATGTACAAAATATATTATCAAATATATCAAATGGGGTAAAAAAAAAGGATAGGATAGATACATTGATATGTTGTGGTTGCTTTAATTATGATAATATAAATGAGGACATTGGGTCGAACCTAACGGACAGCTTATCGGATAGTATAAAAGATACAACACTTTTAAATTGGGCGGATAAACAAATATATGAAACCATAAACCGTGGGTCATATGAGTTGCCGTTTTATCCAACATGTACGTTGAAACAAACACGCACACCGGATTATGATAAATGTCAAACACCAGAGAAATATAAAAAAGAGCAATTAAAAATTAAGACAAAAGTAAGAGATATAGAAAAGAAACTGGGTATTAAAGTGTATAATAAAACGATCTCTAGTACAAGTCTAGATGATAAACGTATTAAACTAGATAATATTTTAAAAAAAGATAGAAAGAATATTCAATGCCCTTATGAATCGGTTGATAATTGTGGTGAAATAGACACCGACGCCGTCACCGAGAAGATTCGTATATATTATAAACAGAACAAAAAGGAACAATGGTGTGAACGAATATTATATAGTGATAATGCAAAAGATCCTAAAATAACGTGTGACATATATAAATCATTCGATTTTGGACAATTTATGGCAAATAGTAAACATAAATCAGTATATGGTGGGTTTACAGTTAAAATGACATAATCAATATAGTATTTCACTCTAAGAATATGTATTTATAATATTTAACAAGCTCTTTATATGTTTTAGATATTGTAACTTCTGAAATATCACATGATAAATGTAATACCTTCTTTGTAAATCCAAGATTATGTTTTTCGGATACTATAAATATACATCCGATGGCTATTGACTGGGGTGTATTTTGAATTAATATTCCAATTAAATTTGCGATATTGACAATATGTTCGACTTGTTTAATATACACGGTATCTAATTTAAGCAACATACAATATCTATTGATGTAATCCGCCGACTTTGTTGGTTTAATATTATTAACAAAATTCTTGTTTTTGTTATACATCTTCTCGTTAAATTCTTTACACCCAAGTGTCATTTTCTTTATACTAATCTTAAATAATTTAGCGATTTCTTTAGTACTTCTTGCACTATCCTTTGTCTTTAATGCATTCCAAATACACGCGGCTATTAAACTTTCACGAGATGACCCTCGTTTAATTGAATCTTCACTTAACATCTTATACATAACAGATGCTTTATCTAAGATACACGTTGGAATAATCCCCTCATTACCGGTTGTTGTTATTTTATTGAAAACTTTTATTAGGCTCCGTTCTTTATATGTAACGGAATTCCATTTATGTAATTTACGAAAGATTTCATTACCGTGTCCATTAATTAATGTCCCCATTGATAAATTTGGTAATAGTGGATTTGATGGACCACCGCATCTCGACGGATCTCCACTGTTTTTATTATCATCAGTTCCATAATATCGCGTTTCTAATGAATAATCAAGTGCTATATTATTTACAGCACCACAGTTAGAACATACGACCGTATCTTCATATAACAAAGATGAAGATTTACAGTATTCGCATATATTATGACCTAATTCACTTTTTTTAATCATTATTTTCTTTTTTCTTACTTTAACACATTTAGATTTATCATCAGGTGGTGATATTTCTTGCATTGAGGATTCAACAGAATCAAAGGCGTCCCATATATCAGTCATTTATAAATTATAGTTTGGTTATGATTATAATATTATCTTTATATATTAATTCAATTTTTATTTAAGTCTTAAATGTAAATTGTAAACTAATTATATACATTAATAGTATATATGGGTCGAAAGAAAAACAACAGTAATAATAATAATAATAACAATAACAATAACAATAACAATAACAATAATAATAACAATAACAATAATAATAATAACAGTAATAATTCAGATAGCGATATTAATAGTATTAATTGGGATTACTACAAATTATCATTATATTATGCCACAATTATAATAGGTTATTTTGGAACAAAAATATTTATGGGATTCTGTAAAATATATTCTAAAAAAGAAAAGAATCAAGAAGTTGTAGATTTCAATTCAATTATATTATTGTCACTATTGACATATATATTTACCGGAATGGATAGTCGAAATGTATTAGGTAATGCAACATATACTAATTATTCATTTTTTATAGGATATATAGTTGGTTTGTTTTATCCAGTTGTTAAGGATAAAATGGATAATATACAACGTAATAATACAAAAACATACCGAATACTTAGTATAATACTATATATCATTACAATCATATTTACGGTTGTTATGATTATGTTTGGTTCAAAATCAACGATCGATTCTCACGGATCTACTCATCCGAGTATGAAAATATCATCATATGTATTATTTATAATAATAATAATTATACTAATAGGAGGTATAATTTATACTCGAAAACAATCTGTTATATATATGTCAACTGAAATTAAAAAAACGAACTCATCTGACGATGATATAGAAGAACAATCAATTGAATTTATAAATAAATCAGACGGTCAGACTCCTTTTATGGATTCATCTTTAATGGCGTGGTTATTAACGTTTATATTTATGTATGACCCACAGTATACAATGCTTAAAAACATATGTAGTGGTGCGAATGGACTGGTATTTGGTGTATTTGTAAGTTCGGTGTCATTATATGGTATGAATTATATTTTAACACATGAAGAAGAAAAGAAGTGTCATTTAGATAATAGAAAAGATTGTGTAATAAAAGGAATTTTGTTAAATGAAAATGATGTAACACCTAAAAATAAAGACACTTCATTGTCAAACAAAGTAAATAACATATCAAGTAAATTAAAAACACTGAAATGGGTAAGCGGTGTTATGTTATGTTCAATGATATTAATAATAATATTGTTTTATTATACAAATGCATTGTGAGGTATTATCAGGACTGTGGATATCGAATAATATATCATTGAATAATAAAAAGTTTATATATGACAAAAATATTACATTTATAATTAATTTAACAAATAATGACATTAAGAAATATAATGATGATAAAGAGATTGATATTTTAAATATTCCTATAAATGATTCATATGATGTTAAATATAATAATATTTATTTATTAGATAATATGACAGATATATTATCTAATATACACAAAAAATTACGAAATCATAATATTTTACTATGTTGTTATACTGGGTTTCATGCATCTGTTACGATTGCAATTTGTTATTTAATTAAGTATGGTAATGTTAATCTAGAATATGCGTATAATAGTATTATTAGTAAAAATGGCAAATTAAGTGATATAAAAACACGATATATGTATTGTATTAATAATTTTATTATTTTACTAAAAAAAAATAATGTATAATGTTAATAATGGGAGTACAAACAAGTAATATGAACACCCAAAAGGTTGTTATTGTTGAAAAGAAACGAACTAAATCCAAACCACCTGGTATTACTACACCAGTTTCAAATAAGAATACCGATAATGTAAATATTACTAATATGTTAGGTCAAATGCGGATTGAAATGCAAAAGGCTATTGCTATGTATAATTCAAAGTTTCTATTAGAAGATTTTTGTGATAAAATTTCAGTTGTATTCAATCATAAATTACAAGAACTAAAAATTGATGAAGCTCGATTATTAGCTCAGTATATAAATTCGGACATGGCAAATACAAAGTTTGGAGTATATTATAAATTCGAACCGAATAAAGAGACTGAATATATTGTAAATAATTTAGATGTTCCACTCAAAGATTATTTTCATGATCAGGCAGTAGCATATAAAAAGATAGATGGTTTAAATCTTAAATTCGATAAAGTACCATATATAAAATTACACGGTCGAACAAAGGGGGGTGATAGTTCAAGTAATTCGAATTCAAATAATAGTTTTTATGAAGACGAATCATATGGGAGCGAATCAGACGGGAGCGAATCAGACGGGAGCGAATCAGACGGGAGCGAATCAGACGGGAGCGAATCAGACGGGAGCGAATCAGACGGGA